AATTTTTCACATGAAGCATTTTCTTGTACTGGTATTCATTTAATTAGATATGGAGGGAGTATGAATGACTTAATTGTATCAATACATCAAAGGACCATAGCAGATCTGGGGGAGTGGCAATGAAAAGGCGTAACAATTTACATTCATTTACCCTATGGCCCAAAGCAAGCGATATAGTGTCTAAAATTAAGCAAGGTAGAAAGTCGCAGTTTGTATCTAGGGCTATTGTCTGGTTTGATTCACCAAAAGCAGACCGATTTAGAGCGCATGAAGAATTGATAGAAAGGTATAGAGAAGCACAATTACAAATCTTGGAATTAAAAAAGTCTCAATCCTTTATTAGTAAAATTCGCAATAAATGGTCTAAATGACTTGTTTACCCCCCATTTGAGAGGTATTATTCTAATTGTTGAATGAGGTTGTTGAGTTTTCTGGCCGCACCGTAGATTTGAGCGAATTGTGTATAGGATAGAACCTTTGGAACTCCGCCGGCTTGCGCTTCTTCCGCACTCTCCTGAACAATTCCGCCATATATACCACCGGCAGTTGCGCCCGCTGCGCCTGTCCACGGATTGCCACCACCAAATAAGAATCCAATCAGACCCCCTACGGTAGCAAATGCTCCTCCAACTACCAAATTTTCAGTTTCAAACCAATCAGCCAATTGACTTTCGGTCATATTTAGCCAATCTTCAGGAAGATATCTTTCGAGGTATGTTAAAGCAAGGCCCGCAACTAACAGAACTCCCGCCGTCGTAGATAGTAAAGTTGCAATCGGCGTAAAGATTCGATTAACAGTAAAGGCTGTAGTTGCTGTTTCAAGCAAATCTCGTTCAGACCGTCCTAAAACTAATTCGTGACGAATCACTTCGTCTGGCTTTGGCTTAGGCATAAACGATGCCCCATCTTAGTTGTCCCTGAAAACTTACAGAACACCCTGAAGGTGTTACTGTAGCCGGAAGCGAACTCGTTGCGCTTGATTGGACAACACAAGCCCCTGCATTAATAGTGGCTAAATTGCTTGTGTTTGCACTAATTGGCCCAGGATAACATGTGTCGCTGTTAGATTCTGCGGTAATGGTTAGATTACCCGCAGTTGTTTCAACAGCACCCAACCAATATTGAACCCCTTGAGTTAATGCGATTGTAGAACTTGGCGTCAAATCTTCTCGACCGGAACCGCCCGTTCCCCCCGTGTAAGTCATATCTCCCCCTATTTTCGCGTCTGGAGCCCCTTCATCGTCGCTGTAAATTGCGAATCCGTAAGCACCCGTTCCATCAGCTGCAATATTGATAGAAATATGGTCTACATTGCCGGTTTTAGGTGCAATAAAAGGCCAAAAGTGCGGTTGTGTTGACCCCGACCAACTGCTTGTCCCTGTGCTACGATTTCCCCATATACCCATTTTAGACACAAGATACAATTTGTGATTGCCGCTGTCTAAATCGGTTGCCGGCATAACAGGAGCATATTTCGAAGTGCTACTGCCGCCAGAAGCGGCAATGGTGATTGTATCGCCTCCGGATTCAGTTAGTGTTACGTTAGTCCCTGCCGCTAACTTAACGGCTGAATCTGTGCCTGCGCTTGCGTCTAGTTGTATTTCTGCATCACTTCCACTTGCTGCGGCTTTCAAATCATATGTTGTATCTGTAGGAGTTGACCCGCTACTTGCAGCAGTAACCCTCCCTTGTTGGTCTATTGTAACTGATGCTCGAGTATATGAGCCTGAGGGATCTGGAGAAATATCGTCTAAATTTACGGTGACGGTATCAGTCGCAGATGCTACGGAGGATATTCCGGTTCCTCCAGCAAGGGTTACGGTGTTTCCATTAGTAACGGTTTGACTTGAACCGCTATCCCCTGCAATATCGAACGAAGTCATTCCGCTGCTAGTACTGGTAAGCCCGTTCCATTCGCCCGCTACTGATAACCTTGCCAGGTTGATTAACACAATGCGCCTTAACTCATCTTCTGCGCCCTGCTCCGCATAGATGGTTTGGGCTACTTTTTGAAAATCTGAAAATGTTAAATTTTCTAAATCTGTAGTTTTCAATAATTGATATATGCGCTTGTCGGGTTTAGCGTCAGGTAATGGACTCATGTTAACAACCCCGTCCAATCTGCTCGAACGCTTTCGACTGCTAATTTAACCAGTACTAGCCTTCTTAATTCGTCTTCGTTTAGTTCTTCAACACTTATTGGGTTCCCAACTTCTGGCAAAAATTCGCCAGCGGCTAATTGACCCGTTAATTGTTCAAGAGTTTGCCCTTTCAATAGTGCATAAACTCGGGCTTCTCTAGTCGCCGCGTCGGGGAGAGGCATAACATCACTTCAGTTGTTTCTCTCTCATTTTGCAAATCCGTTCAAACGCTTCGAGGTCTTTTGTTGAAATGTATCCAACCATAAAGAGCCGTTTTGCTTTGCTCATTATTTCCTTTAATCTTCTTCGGCCAGCGGCTTTAGTCATCTTTGGCATTTTTTCACCTTCATGCGTTGGTTAAGAATTGTGCCTTGAAATTTAGATTTACAGGAATATTGTATGTATTGAATAATGGTTGCATTGGGCCAGGAGATACCATGGGAACCGCCCCAACGACATTTCCTAATGCATCAACAACGACTGCACCAGGCGTTTCAATTTTTGACGTATCAACGCTTGTAGAAAACGCTTTCACAATTGTTTCGTTTTGAAGCGTATCTCCAATTGAGTTTCCGGTTTGCAAATCAATTAGTTCGTTTGTGGCTGCTCCTGTTGGCGTTACTACAAAGATTCGAGACACACCAGATCTAGTATAAACACAAAGTGCAGCCTCACGGTCTGCGGCTGTGTTGTTCATTACTCGAAGTTTATCTCCGGCTTGTAGTCTGAAGGGGGCGCATAGCGGGGAGGCTTGAAATGCGCTACCCTTCAAACCGACAGGCACAATTGCAGCCACTAAACCTTGACGGAGAATGTATGCGTATGAAACTCCATTGTCGCACGTTACAAGTCCAGAAGTGACGGTCTTGCCTTGTGCATAATCTCCTATGTTCTGTGCGCTTACTGTATAGGTAGTATCTGTAGTTAGGTCGCTTTCGGTTCCTTCGGCTAATTCTGCTTTCAGTGGTATGTTAGTTCCATCTGAGCAAACTAGAATTCCGTTTACTGTATTTGTCGCCATTTTTTTTCACCTCACAGTTTAACTCCTATACCTAACGGTTTCATAATGTTTCGATTTACGTTAGAAATTGGTCTGCGAAGAAGCCGCTTTCCAAATTTGAAAGAAACGGACGTAAGCAACGACTGTATTGCCATTGCTTGATAGTTTTGTTCAAAATTTTGAGCCATAGCTCCAAGTGCTACGTCAGGAGATTGAATAATTTCGCTAAGACTAATTTCTTGGGCTCCTTTGTAATAATTGCCGCCTATCATTGACATGCCGCCATCTTGAAACGGCCCATAAGTTCCTGAACTTACTTGAGTAATATTTGATTTTCCGGTCAAAAAGCCATAAGGTGAAGAACCCATTACTCCGGTTGAAAGAATACTTGCGTAAGTATATGCTTCAACCGCATTCAATATGCTAAACATTCGGCTTTGTCGCCTTCGAGTCTTAGTTTTACGTCGAGCCATGCGTCACTCGGGTTCAACGGCGGTAAATAACCCTTTTTCGTCTTTTGGAATAACTTTGGCTGGATTTTTAGCCATATTATCTTGAATTAGTTGCATAATCATCATTTGTACTGGATTAACGGGTTCAATGTCGCCAATTGGTAGGTTTTCGATTGTTTTTGTTAACGCTTCAGCAATCTTTGAGTCTAGAAGCTGGAATTGTTCAGAAATAAATTGTATCGACCAACGTAAATGGAGCCAAAAACCCAAAAAAACCGTTATTATACACGCGCCCGCGATTATTAGAGTCTCCATCATAACCTCATCCGTCCGTCATCGGTTCTTAATACTCGTTGTGCCGGCCTTCCACCGCATAATCTTCTTATTCATCTGGGTGGTGCGAAGCACAACCAGCGTAGGCTCTATTGCGAGAGCAACGCAAATCAAAGATTTGCTTGCGGCGGGTCGCCCCTGTCGGGGCAACTGTAATATATAGCGATAGTATCCCAAAAACGAGGTTGTAATACAATGCGCGGAATTAAGCAGGGTAAAAACACAAAGAAAAAATGCTATTGCGGGGATGATGTAACAATAATGCTTGACAACGGTAAATGGAGAGAATTAGGTTGTTGTCCTAAACACAGTGGATTTGGCAAGTGGTTTCAATGAAATTGGTATGCCGTAAATGTGGCTTAGAATGCGACGCAACTACTTTTGAAGAAGTTGAACAATACCAAAGAATGACTTGTGGAGCAGGAGGAACTCATAGGCTGGTGGGCAGGTCATGATTGAATTTACCAGGGCAATGGGAAGACAAACCAAGAATACACTAGAGTGTAACATTGCATATTCAATTGTTCATAAATATTTGAGTGGATTGAAAGTGATAGACCCATTTGCAAGAAATTGTGAGTTTGCGTATCCATATACAAATGATATTGACCCAAACACAAAGGCGGAAGACCATTTAGACGTTGAAGATTATTTAGAATATTGGAAGTCAATGAAAGTAAGATTTCAAGGAGCAATATTAGACCCGCCATTTAGTGCAAGGCAAGACAAGGAAATTTATGGGGATGCAAATTTATACACACAACCGGCTAAAATGAAACGCATTGAATTAGCATTAGGGAACTTAGTTGAAGCCGGCGGTTTTGTTGTTAAATTTGGTTACAATTCGAATTTTTCACATGAAGCATTTTCTTGTACTGGTATTCATTTAATTAGATATGGAGGGAGTATGAATGACTTAATTGT